CAAACTATTTAAACTTTTAATGCCATCAACCTTAGCAACAAAACGTCAGGTTAGACAATGGCGATTTTAGCAAACTGTCAGGTTAGACAATGGCGATTTTAGCAAACTGTCAGGTTAGACAATGGCGATTTTAGCAAACTGTCAGGTTAGACAATGGCAATTTTTAGCAAATAAAATTATTTTTAAAAAAGTTCTTGACATTTCAAGAAATTAATCTTATACTTAGGTTATATCTTGAATTTTCAAGGTATATTTTAATTTATTAACTTTAAACAAAAACGATTATGACTAATACAATAAATATTAAAAAAGTAAAAGTTAGCAATATGACCTCTTCAAATGGTAATAAGATTGCTAATCAATTCATTATTGAAACCGAAAGCGGACTTTATTTTCAAAGTTACAATTCAATTATAGCTTATAAACCTTTTACACACGGTTTAAAAACTATCCTTGATAAGGACTACTGGGAATACAGCACAACAACTGGCAAGTACCGTAATTTATTCCTTAATGAAGATAGAAAGGAAACTGAACGCAAGATTAAAAGCGGTCAGTATGTTTTAGGAACTTTAAACTAAATAATATTAACTTTAAACAGAAACGAAAATGACTAATAATATTTCAAAAGAGCAAGCGATTGCAAACTACTTAAATTGCGAAATTGATGATTTAATAGAAAAGACTTACGACCATTACGGACTAGAAATCTTTGATGATTACGCAATAGGAACTGACGAAGAAGCCGACAAAGCCGTTGCCGATTATATAGAACAAACCGCATGGGCTTTTAATACTAGCTTTTTAGCTGAAATGACTGATTTACCCTACGAAGTTTTTGAAGCTATGCAAGATAAATGTGAAGGTAGCAACGAAGCTGTTTTAAAACTTATCCACAAAACTTGCGGGCTTGAAGATTTCGTTGAAGCTGCAATTGGTGCAGACGGCAGAGGGCATTTTCTATCTAGTTATGATGGCCACGAGATAGAACAAGACGGCTACTTTATCTATAAAATATAATACGGGGGATATATGACTATTTTATATATTATCTTAATAGTTGCGATGCTAGCAGGCATTATCTACATGGTTCAAGACGGGGCGACCTTTTGGGGCGATGTAGAAAAAGTAGCCAAAGGCAAACCAACTAAAAAGTATTTTACCGAGTTCAATAAGAACAAAACTAAATAATATTAACTTTAAACAAAAACGATTATGAAAATAGTAAAACAATCCATATTAGCAGTTCTAATAATGAGCTGCTTTATGTTCTTTTTTTATAAAGCGATTGCAAGAGCAGACAACCATTGCAGGGCAGCTAATGATTCTTATTGGGATTATAGATTCTGCATGGGTATTTAATAACAACTAAGAAAAGTAAATGATTATGCAAACAAATATTCAATACATAAAACCTAATGAGACGCTAGAAACTTTAGAGGCTTCAAATAAAAACTCTTATTGGTTATATAATTATAAAGGGCAGGTATTCTATTTATTTGATGAGCTTGAAGAAACCAACAAATATTTAGACGGTAAACCCTGCACCCCTTTAAACATCTTTGAAGATGAGCAAGAACTTGATTCCTACTTAGAACACTTAAATTTAAAAGGGTAATAATTATGCAAAGCAAACAATATAAAGTATTTAGGCAATACGACGGCCGAAAAGAGAATCTCTACTCAAAAAAATTGTATAGTGAGATGGAGATAAAACGCCTTTTTAAGTTAATTAAAGACGGCATAAAAGCCAATGATGGTTTTATTATTGGTGAAGGTGAGGAAGGTTTTTACGCCCGAACTTGTAAACTATCAACGCCTTTCACTTTTAGAAAAGAATTAGTAACCAATTTAATTAAATAATATTATGAGTAATAAAAGCAATTCAACATATCAACGCAAGAACGGCGTTGTAATGAAACAAATCAACTTAGCCGTAAGAGCAGATATAGCCGAAAAGTTTGATACGCTTTGCAATGGTTTAAGCAAGTCCGCAATCTTCACTCAATGGGTGAACGAAAAAGCACGGGAACAATTAGCACAGTTTAGCGAAGTTGCGCCAGCTAAGAAGCCTACATATTCAATTTTAGACGGGGAATAATATGACAACTTCATTAGCTATAAGTGCGGGAGCTGCTGCAAGTGCAAACGCTGCCAATATGAGAGCCAGAAAAGCAGAAGAGGCAAGCTGTAAGATGATGGTTAAAGGTTATGAACATAACACAGCCACCATAGCAGAGCAAAAAGACTATGCACATTGTATTAATCTGCTACACCCTAAAGCCCTTGACCCATCAGCAATCTTAATACTAAAGATTCTTTTTATTATTGGCCTAATAGGTGCAGTAGTAACTTACATGAAAGAAGAATACAGCGACTTTATAGAAAGAGTTTTTATTAGCTTACTTGGTTTTATAGTAGCACCCTTAGCTGTAGCTTGTATCGGGGGCTTATTCTACGGTATTTATTGGGTATTATTTTTATAGGGTCAGATTAGACAATGGCGATTTTTTGAAATTTCAACTTGACAACTACGAAATCAACGCCATAATATACTTGTATAAATTGTTATCATTTAATAATATCTTGTAACGAACATGGACGAAAAAAATTTAACTTCGCTAGAGCTAGCTAAGATACTTTCTCTTAACCCACAATATGTAAGGGACTTAGCTAGACTTGGATTAATTCCAGCTAAGAAACTTGGTAGGCATTGGCGTTTTGATCTTGATAAGGTTGAAAAACAGATGGAACGCAACGCAGCAATAGCGGTTCAGCGTTCACTAATAAGTAACAACTCAACCGATGAAGATTAAACAATTTTACTATGGTCAATCAAGAACAAAAACGAAACAATGTAGTTAATCCGCCACTTATAGAAGTGATAAAGAGCTACCACAAAGCTGGCTTCGTTGTCACGCCTCTTAATGGTAAGATTCCCGTTCAAAAGAACTGGCAGAAAACCACGCTTGAGCTTTCTAAAGGTCAATTAGACAATGGCGATTTTGACACTATTAATAGTGCTGGTTTTGTAATACCAGACGATATGATTATTGTGGACGTTGATAACCACGACAACACCAATGGTACAGATTCCCTAAAGAAATTAAGTGAGCATTATAAATATGATTTAACTGCAAACGCAGCAGTAATAACTAACACAGCAAGTGGAGGACTACATTTATATTATAAAAAGAATAAAGAACATTTAGAGCTACCAATAGCCAATTCATTAAAGGGCTTTGCAGGCGTAGAATTTAAATCACTTAAAAGACAAGTAGTAATACCAGAATCAAAACTACCTAACGGAAAAAAATATAAACTATCCTTATTAACTACTGGCTTCTCACACTTAAAAGAACTGCCAAAGGATTTAATGTTAGACCTCTTAAAAAGAGAGAACGGAATAAAACTAGGTGAGCAAGCAGAAAGCCAAAACGATAACACACCAAAGGACGCACCAACAGATATAAAAATATTTACAGACTTATTAAAGATTCAAGACATCTCATTGCCGGGAGATAGAGGTAATAACCTATATCAAATAGCTTGTGTAGGTAAAGATCAAGGGCTGAGCAAAGCGAAAGTAACCGAGCTACTAGCAACTTACAATCAAACAAATAACCAACCACCACTTAGCCAAGATAGATTTTTACATACTATTAATAGTGCTTTTACTTATTCAAAAAATAAAACCCCGACAAGATCAGTAGCTATTGATTTTGCGGAGCCACCAGAATGTCAATTAGATGATAGCGATTTTAATAAACTATCAGAAGATGAAGCATCTAAACAAGAAGCTAATTTAATTCCGTGGATAGATAAGCTTGTTAGAACTGGTAAAGATAATTCTGGTAACATTTCAAGAACTAATTTTGGAACTCAAAACACAGAATTATTTATAGCTAATCTACCAAGATTGAAAGGTAAACTAGCAGTCAATTTATTCTCAATGGATACTGTTTGGCAACAACCAGCGCCATGGCATAAGCCTACAATATTGACAGGAGAGATTGATAAAGTATTGGACGATGACGATGTTATAAGAATCCGTCAAGAAATTAATAAAGCTGGTTTTGACCCTAGTGGGGGCCATATATTAGAAGCAACCAGAGCAGTGGCGTTCAAAAATGAATACCACCCAGTCAAAGATTATTTTGAAGGGTTGCCAGAATGGGACGGAGTAAAAAGATTAGAGCGATTTTTCCCGGACTTCTGCGAGACAGAGGACAGCAAGTATTCTCAAGAGTTAGGTATTAAACTTTTTACAGCGATAGTAAATAGAATATATGTACCCGGCTGCAAGTTTGATTATCTGCCAATATTTATTGGTGAACAAGGGATTGGTAAGTCCACCTTACTAGAAACCATAGCAATTAAACCACAATGGTATACTGATAATTTAGGCGATGTAAATAATAAAGATGTTATCTTGCGTATGAGATCAAAACTAATTGTAGAAAACGCAGAGCTTACTATGTTTAATGACGCAGATGTGAACGAGGTTAAAGCTTTCTTATCAAGAAGAACTGACAGAGATAGATTACCTTATGACAGATTGCCAAGAGATTTACCAAGACAATGTATTATTGTAGCGACCACTAATAAGGATAGATTCTTACAAGATGAGACTGGCAATAGAAGAATGTGGCCAATAGAGCTAGTTAAGATTGATAGTGATGGTATTAAAGAAAACTTAAATATGTTTTATGCCGAAGCAATAGCCAGATATAAAGCAGGTGAGTCACTATACATGGATAACTTAGAAGCTGATGTTATAGCAAAGAACAAACAAGCTGAAAGGTTTAACCAAGATGATTGGGAACCAGAGATAGTTGAATGGTTAGATAAAGAGAACATAGACAAAACAACAGTACGCCATGTGTGGTTAAATTGTTTCAATAGAGATATTGTGTCTTGTGGCTTTAGGGAACAAAAGAGAATTGGTGCTGTGTTACGTCACCTCGGTTGGGTACGCAGTACAGTTAGAATAGATGGTAAAACTCAATCTGGTTTTAGAAAATGAGTAACGTAGTTTATAAGAAAGGAGATAAAGTTTATTGTCTCAATGACCATTTTATAGGGACAATAAATAGAGATGTGTTAGCCCACGAGGTATGCTCAATTACTCTATTTGATTTTGCGCCTGACCAAAACTTTAATGCTGGTGATGAGTTAAGGTGTAAAATCTGTAATGAACTTTTCACTTTAACTAATTCCCCATGGATAACTTTGAATATAAAAAATGAAAATAAATAATTACACTAGACCACCTAATCGTCAATTACAATATATGAATACTAACCTTAATAAAAAAGAAAATATGTTTACAACAAAACCAGCTAAACCTAGATCAATGCACAGAGTATTAAGTGATATTGAATTGTGTATTAACAATGATTTACCTATAGAAGTTATTGAGACTGACATTCACCAATTAATATCTCAATTAACAGCGGTACTAGGTAAAGTTAAAGAAGGTGATAATAAGAAAGCCTTTGAGATTATGAACCCTGCAATTAATTATTATAAACTTTAAAAAAGTTCTTGACATAAAAGAATATACAAGTATATTATGTTGTCAAAGACGGTAAGAACTTAAATCTTTTTAATTTTTGTGCCTTCTAAATCTTATTAAAAAGAAAGTTTAAGATTTAACCGTCTTGGAAAAACGGTAGGTTAACGATTTCGTTTTTGTTCGTTAACCTACTAATTTAAATAACACGTAACTAAACGAAACGACATGAAGATAACGTTTGATAACGAAAAATATTTTATAACCTGTGAGTACGGTGAGCGTAACCAAATCAAAGCAGCAGGTTTTAAATGGTGTTCGCAGAACAAGATGTGGGGTACTAACAGCTTTTATATTGCGATGATGGCTGTTAAGAAATTAAATATTGAAGAGTACCCGGAAGAATTAAAGAGTTATCTAGATAATTATTCCTATAGTTACTCTGAAAAACCAGTCGTAGATTTTGAATCTCAACTATTCCCATATCAAGCAGCCGGGTACGGTGAGATAGCCCATAGAAAAAATGTTCTGTTAGCTGATGAACAAGGGTTAGGAAAAACTCTTCAAGTGATCTTCTTCATACAAAATTACCAAGAGTTCAGGAGACGGATTATCGTTTGCCCAGCTTCATTAAAATTAAATTGGGCTAGAGAGTTCAAGAAGTGGGCTGACATGGATACCTTTGTAGTTAGAACTGGTAAAGATAGATTCCCAAAAGATGCCTCAACAATCATAGTAAACTACGACTTACTCAAATCAAAAATAATTAACGACCAATTAATAGCTTTCAAAGCTACTCTATTAGTATGTGATGAAGCACATTACTTGAAGAACGCTAAGACACAAAGAACTAAAGCCGTTGGAAAGCTAGCCCGTGTTGTACCCAAAAAAATATTTTTAACAGGCACACCACTATTAAACAGACCAGTAGAACTATACCCATTGATAAAGATGTTAGCTCCGCATGCGCTTACACCATACCAAGACTATAGAAATTATGCCTACAGATTTTGTAATGCTTACAATTCAAAATGGGGTTTAGATGTATCTGGTAATTCAAACGTAGAAGAATTAGGCGTACGTTTAAGAGCTACTTGTATGGTTCGCCGTCTAAAGAAAGATGTAATGAAACAATTACCAGATAAAACTATTCAGTTAATACCGTTTGAATTATGTAAGAAAACTGAAAAGATTATAGAAAGGGAAGAGTGGTTTTTTATAGAGGACTTAAAGAAATACCCAGAGCGTGGTAGTATGGGAGAGCTTGCACAAATCAGACATGAACTAGCAGTAGCTAAGATTGATGAGAGCGCAAGATATATAACTGACTTATTACATAGTATTGATAAGGTGGTTATCTTCGCTCATCACTACGATGTAATCAACGGAATCAAAGACAAACTACAAGAGTTTAACCCAGTGGTTATAACTGGAAAACACGTTATGAAAAATCGTCAAAAAGCAGTAGATGATTTTCAAACTAAGGAAGATGTAAGAGTTTTCATCGGGCAAATCCAAGCAGCCGGCACAGGGCTGACGCTCACAGCAGCTAGTACCGTAGTGTTCGCCGAGACTTCTTGGGTACCCGGTGAGATCAACCAAGCAATAGATCGTTGCCACCGTATAGGGCAGAAGGATAATGTAACTGCAAAGTTCTTAGTGGTTGAGAAAAGTTTAGACGAAACCATGCTAAAAACTATCTTTGATAAAGAAAAAACTATTAACCAATTATTGAAATAGAAACATGAGTACAACATTAAAATTTGAAGGCAATATAGTAAACTTAGATAATCTTTTTAGTCCACTGCATTACTTAGAAGTGCGAGAATCTAAAACTAGCCATCTTTTAGGATATTTAAGTTTCCCCCACCATCTTATTCAGAACCCTACGGTGAGAATACCGTTGGTTAAAACTAGCCATTACGGGGTTAAATTTGATTTTGAGGATAATTTCCCAACATGCTGCAATGCTCAATACCGGGAGTTCCAAGTTCGTACTGCGTTTGATTATAGAGGGCGCCCTATATTTAAATACTTAGAGGCAGATTTCAATGATTGGGAAGATGTAGTTAAAGATAAGAAAAATGAATTTGCTAGTGAGTACATGACTGTAAAGGGTGTGGATTATATTAGGCTATCAAAGGATTAAACTTTGATAAAGAGAAAACTATTAACCAATTATTAGCATAACTATGGGAGTATTCACACAGGTACAATTACGCAGGCAAGAATTAATAAGTAAAGGTTTTCCGGCTAATAAATTAGTTATGGTAACTAATGCGGTAACTATATTAGCTGTTCTACAAGAAACTGTACACGATAAAGAATTAATTAAAAACTATAAGCAAACCAGAACTTTTTATGGTATGGATGTTGTTATAATAAAGGGTGATAACTTTGACCATAATAGACACATACATTTTGAAATCTTTGAACAACTTAATAAAAACTAATTATGAAAATAGAATATAAAGAAGTACCAGAATTATTAAACATCTTCAAAAGTTACTGGGCTAACAACTATCACATTAAGTTTGAGTGGAAACCAATAGCATACTATATGAAAGACAATGCACAAATGGTTAGGGATACAGTTATAAATGTTAAGGTGAATGACACTGATAAGGGTGGTCAAGCCGAAGAGAATTGGACTCTTGAGTATGCGTACACCATTCTCAAGACACCAAAGGAAATGGAACTTTGTATCAAGCGTTGGAAAGACGGTTTTAAAAACGCCAAGAAAAAACCAACACTTGATATAGAGGGTCATAAAGTAGACCCATCTACTTTAAATTAATTTATTAACTTAATTACAAAAACTAATATGGATTTAAAAAAAGTTGACGAACTAGTACGTATGAGAAACAACTGTGGCGCTGCTACTGATGTTCTAATAATTGAATTGCTTTCAGTTATAGCTAACAACACTTCAAGGTTAGTACAGATTGAAGAGAATAAAATATCTGACCAGCAAGAGTTGCCTTTCGGCAATACAAACCCACCAAAGGTTTATGCTAAAGATGTTCTTCAAACTAAAAAAGAATTTACTCAAAAGGTAGAAGAAAAAGTTGAAGAAGCTATTGAGGAAGAAGTTAGCAAGCCAGCACCTAAAAAGAAAGCTGCACCTAAGAAGGTTGAAGAGCCAAAGCAAGAAGTAGTTAAAGAAGAACCTAAAGTGGAGACTCAAGAAGAACTGCCAACTAGAGACGAAGTTATGAGTAAACTCGTGGAGTTTATACAAGATAACGGAGAAGAAGCTTTAGCTAATATCTTCAAAGAACTAGGTGGTTATACAAACTTTCCAGCGGTACCTCAAGAAAAGTACCCAGAATTATTAAACAAAATAGCGTAGTATCATGCCTCAAGCACATTCAAAATATGGTGCCTCGTCAGCTAGTAGATGGTTAAACTGTCCGGGTAGTGTTAAGCTATCCGAGACAGTACCACCACAGCCATCAAGTGTCTATGCTCAAGAAGGTACCGCAGCTCACAAATTAGGTGAGTTATGTTTAATGAACAATAGTAATCCTAGTGATTATGCTGACCAAGAAATAACTTTAGATGACGGAAGTAAATACTTTGTCAATGGAGATATGGTTGAAGCGGTTACAGTCTATGTAGATTATGTAAGAAGCAGAGCAAAGTTAGGAGAACTATTTATTGAAACTAGATTTAGTTTAGCTTTTGTACATGACGAAATGTTTGGTACCAATGATGCTTGTGTGTTTAGTGATATGCTTGGCATGCTTGAGGTTATTGATTACAAACATGGCGCTGGTATTGCAGTTAGCCCAGAAGAAAATACACAGCTTGCTTATTATGGTTTAGGTGCTGCTAATGTACAAGATTTACACCCAGATAGCCAGATTAAACTAACTATCGTTCAGCCAAGAGCAGCAGGTGAACCAATTAAATCTTGGGTAACTACCGTTGGCTACCTTGATAAGTTTGCTAAGACTTTAAAGAAAGGTGTTAAAGCTTGCGAAGCTAAGAAACCAAAACTTAAAGAAGGCGAATGGTGTAGATTCTGCCCTGCTCAAGCAGTGTGTCCGCAACTAGAAAAGAAAGCACTTGAAGTTGCTAAAGCAGAATTTAAAGATGAAGAAATAATATTACCAGAGCCAGACAGTTTGAAACCGGTAGATATTAAAAAGGTTTTAGATTTTGCACCGGTAATATCTTCATGGTTAAAAGCTGTAGAGTCTTATGCGTTCAATGAATTAGAACGTGGCCAATCTATAGATGGTTACAAGCTCGTTAAGAAAAGAGCTAATCGTAAATGGTTTGGTGATGAAGATATGATAGTCAGAAAACTAAGAGACGCAATGGGTGTTCACCCCGGCGACACTGGTATTGGCTTAATATATTCAGAACTAAAATTAAAATCACCAGCTCAATTAGAAAAGCTGGTTGATAAGAATCTAGTGGCTTCGCTATGCGAAACCCCAGATAATGGTAACACAATGGTGCCTGTTAGTGATAAGAGGCCTGCTGTGGAGCCAACGGCTAGAAATGACTTTGATGTCATTGAAGGCTAAATTTTTTATTAACTTAAACACGTAATGACATGACTAATAAAATAATTACACCTATTGGGCAAGCTTCTTACCCAACACTTTTCAAACCAAGATTAAACGAGGATAATGGTAAATATTATTATTCCGTAGATATATTGTTTGATAAGAAAACAGATTTATCTCCACTTAAAGATATTATTAATAAGGTGTCTAAAGAAAAATGGGGAGATAAAATACCTACATTTAATCATCCTAATTTTAAAGATGGAGATGCTAAGAGGGATAAGAAAGGTGATGAAGTACCAGCATATAAAGGTAAAATATATATCACCGTTAAGAACACTCGTAAGCCGGGTGTTGTGGATGCACAAACCCAACCAATCTTAAATGAAGAGGAAGTTTATGGTGGTTGCTTTATTCGTGCAAGTCTTAATCCGTTCGCATATGACCATAAGATGAATAAAGGTGTTTCTTTATCTCTAATCAATGTACAAAAAGTTAGAGATGGTGAGCCGTTTAGTGGAGTCCCTAAGATAGCTGCTGAGGACGAGTTTGACGTTATTGATGATGAAGCTGACAACCCAGATAACTATCAATCTTCAAACTTGCTAGGGTAATGATCTATATTGACTTTGAAACAAGATCAGAGGTTGATATAAAGAAGTCCGGTGCTTGGGTCTACTCGTTAGACTCAAGTACCGAGATACTTTGCTTGGCTGTTAAGATAGATAACGAGCCGTGTAATCTTATACAAGAAAGAAACCTTTTTAATCCTGACTTCACAAAAAGAATTATAAATAAAATACAACAAGGTGAATTGGTAGAAGCGCATAACGCTTTCTTTGAAAAAGCTATCTGGCACAATATCATGGTTAAACGATATGGGTGGCCAGAGATTAAACCAGAGCAATGGCGTTGCTCCGCTAGTGTTGCAGCATACCACGCATTACCTAGATCATTAGGTGGTGCCGGTAAGATACTTGGCCTTTCAACTATTAAAGATGACGAAGGTAAAAGAGTTATGCTACAGCTATCAAAACCTAGACCAAGAGTAGGAGGGTTTTATGAACAAGAAGAATACCAAGAAAAATTCCAAACATTATACGACTATTGCAAATCAGATGTTGAAGCAGAATATGCAATAGCAAACAAACTAGGTGGCCTACCAAATAGAGAATTAAAAGTTTGGCAGTTAGACCAAAAGATTAACGAGCGTGGTGTCCATATAGATATAGATGCTGTCAATAAATCACTAAAGATATTAGGTGAGTATTCAGAAAAACTAGAAAAAGAATTAGCTATATTAACCGAAGGTAAGATAACTACTGTTGGCCAACGAGCTAGAATCCTTGAATGGTGTAAAGAACGTGGCGAAGAATTACCGGGGCTTACTAAAGCAGATGTAGAACAGGCTTTAAAAACTGTTAAGGACGCTAAGGTTAAAAGAGTATTAGAGATACGCCAAGCATTAAGTAAAACCTCTACGGCTAAATATGAAGCAATGAAAAACTCTACTGCACCAGATGGTAGAATCCGTGATGTGCTTATGTATCACGGTGCTTCAACTGGTAGATGGTCTGGTAAGTTGGTGCAATTCCAAAACTTGCCAAGAGGTAGTATTAAAGATATGGCTACTGCTATCAAGCTAATTAAGCAAGGTAGCGCATCAAGTATTGAGATGTTAACCGATGATGTAATGGGTTTTATGTCGTCAGCTATAAGAGGTATGGTATGCGCACCACAAGGTAAGAAACTATTAGTTGCTGACTTTGCAGCTATTGAGGCTAGAGTTCTCGGTTGGCTTGCAGGTAGTGAGAAAATGCTAAATCAATTTAGAAACGGTGAGGACTTGTACAAAGATATGGCCTCTAATATTTATAGAGTAGATGTTAAGGACGTAACCGCAGAACAAAGACAGTTAGGTAAAGCTGCTATACTTGGCGCAGGCTACGGAATGGGCGCACCTAAATTCTATGAGACTTGTTTAAGCTGGGGGATTAAAGTACATGAAGGCTTGGCTAAAACAGCTATTAATACTTATCGCCAGACCTACCACCATGTTAGGCAACTTTGGTACGATCAAGAGAAAGCAGCACACACAGCGGTGAGAACTGGTAATCGTGTAGAATGTGGTAAAACTATTTGGTTTATGCAAGATGATTTCTTAAAGTGTCAATTACCAAGTGGTCGCTGTTTACATTATTATAAACCTGAATTAAAAATAAAAAGATATGATTGGGGTGAGTCTCCTGAACTAACTTATTTAGCTGAAAAGATGGGTAAGGCGTTTCGTAATGGTACATACGGCGGTAAGCTGGTGGAGAATATAACCCAAGCAGTGGCAAGGGACTTGATGGCCGAAGCAATGTTACGCATAGAAAATGAAGGTTTCAATATTGTTCTATCCGTACATGACGAATTGATCGCAGAAGTACCACAGCAAACAGCTTTACAAAATCCTTTAGAAAGATTTTGTAATCTCATGGCAGCAACACCCAACTGGGCTAAAGATTGCCCCGTAGCTGCGGAAGGTTGGGAAGGTATTAACTATAAAAAATAATATTATGGACGACTATTTTATATTAACTGATGATGAACTATATTTATTAATTAATTGGTGGAAGTTAAAAAAATGTTT